GTTGTTCCGTTCATTTTAAATATAACTCTAAGGTTTCGTCAATTTGTTTACAATTTTCAGTACCGATTGCTTCTTCGCAAAAGGTAACTAAATCCATTAATTTATAGTTTAATTCTAACTGATCTTTACATTCATTTAAGGCTTGAATATATTTGTATTTACCTGAGATAGGGATGCTTGCAATAATGTCATAGGTACTGCCATACTCATTAACCAAGCCGACTGCTCTCTTAGGCCCAATGCCTGGGACGCCAAAAACATTATCACCAGAGTCACCAGTAAGGCACTTGATACTAATGTAATCTTCGGGATTAAAGTCATAATGGTCATTCCAGTTATCGACTGTAACTTCTTTGCGTGTAACATAAGAGAATCTTGATACGTTAGGTTGAACTAATAAATCCCAGTCTTTATCTGAACTAATCAGCCAGATATCGTCAACTGGAAGTTTTGATTTTTTTGATACAATATATGCTGCAATATCGTCAGCCTCGACTCCTTGGAATCTAATAACTGGAAAATCTGTGTTGTCAGCAATATGCTCTAGTGTTTTTGTAAAGTCTTCGAAGAACAATTCAAATGCTGCTTTTTCAGCATCGGTTTGGTTTTCGAACTTATCTTTACGATTTTGTTTATACTCAGGATAAATGGCTTTGCGATAAGAACTTGAGCCCATATCTCCAGCAATAATTACATGAGATGCTTTATATGATTTTTTAAGACTTTGAACTGTGCGTAAGTAGTCTTCAGCAAAATCTGTAGCACCACTATGTTTATAGCGAAATGCAAGATTAAGTGAGTCAACAACTAGCAGAGTATTGTTTGATTCGGTAATTTTTGAGAATGTTTTTGACATATTATTTGTGTGTTAATCTGTTATTATACCACTGCTTAGCTGTTTTGTCAAGTTACAAATACTGGCTGCTCCCACTTTAACCAGTCTTCGAGCAATGCTGCATAGAATTCATGATCTTCGTGGTTGTAGTAAAGGCAACGATAGTTTTGTGAGTTAGGCATTTCATCAAAAGCAACAAATACTTTGCTGCGATCAAATTTAAAAATTAACAGAGGTTTTTTGCCTACTTGAGTGCCTTGACGAGTAGTCTGTTTCCAGAATTCTACTAGTTGCGGAGTCTTGGATGTTAGTAAGTGTGAAGTAAGGTGATCTTCCGCATAGCCTTTAACTTCTACACACCAAAGGTTGGTTCGCCCAGGGACATATAAATCGCCTTTAAGCTGATGTTTAGGGTCAAGAGCACCTGATCCAGGCACTCTTTCCCAAGCTAAACCTGTGTGCTTCTTTAACAGATCACGAACTGTAGTTTCTGTTCTAGCACCTTTGGCTCTAGCGTCTACGACCATTACGCTTCTTTGGTAGGCTCACTTGGAGTTTCCACTGCTGGGGTAACCCGTTCAGCTACTGGAGCTGCCTTAGTGGTTGCTTTAGGGGCAGGTGCATCAACTTCTTCAACAACTGTTTCTACACCTTTAACGTCTACTGTACAGCTAGAGTCAACTCGGAAAGTTGCTTTGCCTTTACCAATCACTGCTACCAGTGGGTGCTGGCTATCTTCAATACTGTCGCCTACTGCTAATGCTTTTCCATTAAGGACAACTTTTACGTTTCCGTCAATTTCTTCTAAAATCATATTATACCTCTATTTGGGATATGTTGTTACGTTTAATAACATTAATTTTTTCTAGTAGGGGATGGCTAAAGCCATGACTTACTAAGAAAGTATTTAAATGTTCTTCTTGTAGTAACACTTCAACTAACTTTTCTTTACCATCAGTATCGAGTGTTTCTACAGTTTCATCCAGTATTAGTAGATTGATTCTAGAACTGGACAATGTTTGCATTAGTTTTCTAATAGCTAACAAAGTAGCTACGTTAACCCTTGCTTTCTCACCACCACTAAGAGCTAGTATTTCAATATCTTTTCCATTATCAGTAATAACAACATTTAATTTGTCACTAGCGCTGATCTTGAAACCAATTTGAAATCTTCCATCACTTAGATCAACCAAATATTTATTTGTAATATCTTCTAAGTCTTTTACTAAACTCTCAATTTTATATGCTACTAAACCTGTTGTACTAAATGTCTTTGTTAAAACATTTAAAATACTCATTCTTTCACTTAATTCGTGCAATTTGCCGCTATAAGTTTCTAGTTCTTGGTTCATATCAACCAATTGTTTAGATACTAGATCTACTTTAGTGTTATGTGCGGTTACTTCTTTGTTGTGCTGTTCTGCTTCAACAATTTTACGTTTAACAGAAACAATTGAATTTTGCAACTCTGTAAACTGTTGTTGTAGTGTTTGTTTGTCTAGTAATGTTTCTGGTAATTCTGTATCAATTAGGGAATGATACTTTTCCCAATCTTCTTGTGATTTCTGAGCTTCTAACCAAGCAGCTTTTTGATTCTTTAAACTAAATATTCTGCCGCTATACTCTGCTGACAATAACTCTGCTGTCTCAGCTTCTGATTCTTTTTCAGATACTAACTCTGTGACTTTGGCTTCATTGATTTCACTTAAACAGGTAGGACAAGTTCCGTGCAGTGCTTTCATCTTTTTAACAAAAGACTGAGCATCACTTACTGTTTTAGATAATTTTGCTACTTCTGCTTGATATCCTTCAATGCCTTCCTCAGGTTTTTCAGGAATTGGTAGCAGTTTAATTTTTAATTGCAACTGCTTGTAAGTATTGTTCTGAGAAATCTTTTTATTAGTAGACTCAATACTGTTTATACTAGATTCTAGTGCCGCAGCTTCAGTTATTAACCCAGTATCTAGTTCGGGTGCTGCTATGGTTTCTTTTAAGGTTAAATCAGTCTTTTCGTACTTGTTTAACCAGCTACTAACAGTATTAACTTGAGACTGCACACTGGCAATATCTTTTGTTAGTTGAGTAGAGACTTCTTTAAAAACTTCTGCAGCACGAGTATACTTGCCCAAGTTAAGAATCTCAATAAGAAACTTTTTACGAGCAGTGTCAGGAGCAGTTAAAAACTCTAGACTACTAGCATTAGACTGATAAACAATCTGTGCAAAACTTTTGTGATCAAAGCCTAAGATATCTTCAATCATTTTGTAAGTAGCTGTTGCAGTATGCGCGCTAATGTCTACGCCTTCTTTAAACAGCTTTACTGTTTGAGCAGTTCCACGACTAGATTTAATTGTATAATTAGTACCATCACGATTAAAGTCTAGTTCAATAGTATAAGATTTTTCTTTAACATATCTGTTAAGAATGTCTGCTTTCTTAATACCTTTGCTGTTCTTATTAAACAATACTTCTTCTAAGATAAGAGCAATAGAGCTTTTACCATGACCATTACGACCTACTAATTGTGTTAGTGGAGCTGCAACAAAATCAATTTTATTATCTTTTCCGTAGCTAAAAGCATTAGCCCATCGTAGTTGTTTTATAGTTATCATTTACTGCTAGTCTTTTCTTTAGTTCTGGTAAGCCGCCCACATATTCACCGCCAAGGAAAATCTGTGGAACTGAGCGAGCGTTGGGCACTTTTTCAATTAAATCTTTTTTACTGTATGTGCCAGCACCAATCATAAATTCATCGTATTCAATAGCATACGAGGTAAGTAAACGTTTGGCTTCTTGACAAGCAGGACAGTTAGTTTGTGACCAAACTTCGGCTTTATTCTGATTCGATTTTGTCTGCATAATTTTGAAATTCCTTTAATACATTCTCAATAGTATCTTCTGGCAATTCTAGAATATATGCAAGATACTCACGGATTTCTTCTGACATAGACATTTCTTTGTCTAAGATCAGAGCGGAATCTGTATCCCGCTTAATTACTTTGCGATCAATTAACTCTGAATCTTCGAGTTCGCCAAGTTCTTGCATATCGCCCTCAACTTGGTAAATTGTGTGATCGTAGTCAGTTTGAGGTTTATGGTCGTGTACGGCTACTGTTTTACGAATAAGCTGAGGTAGTTTTAGTTTACGCCACTCGTGTGTTAAATCGTTGGTATCCAGTATAATAACACCAGTATCCACGTTATGACGATGGAAACTAGTAGTAACGGGACTGCCAGGATAGAGTATATTCTTTTGACAGTTTTCATATGAGTGCAAGTCACCTGCTAAAACAACATCCCAGCGAGCAAATAGTTCTAAGTCAACTTCTGGTTTAACGTGTGGAGGAATTTCTCCTCGGACATGGGTACACAAAATTCTTCCATGAAACTCTCGTGGACTTTTCTCAAACTCTTTTAGCCGATTATAAGGAATAATATCAATATCTGCTGATTTAATACACCAGAATTCATCAATAATTTCTACTTTGGGATTTAGTCGGTTTGTAACTTGTTTTAAATTAGTTAAAAAGGTTGTGTCTTTTTTAACTGCTTCGTGATTACCAGCGTAAATAATTGTGGGAATCTTGCAGTGATTAACCAAATCAAAATATGTTTCCAGTTCCTCCATATTAGGAAGTTTGTCAAAAACATCGCCGCCAATAATAAACATATCACATTCTGATTGCAATTCTTCTAGCTGCTGCCACAGCATATTAAACCTATTCTTAGCCCATTCAATAGGTACGTTTTTCTGACCCAACTTAATGTGAACGTCAGCTGTAAATAATACTTTCATAGTGCCTTTGAGACAGAAAAGCCCGCTAAGCAAATAGTTTAGCGGGCTTTAGTTTTTTAACCTAATTCTTTGACAGCTTCTTGCTCAGAAGATTCGGCTTCGCCGTCTTCTTCACTGTTGGTAGTAATTTTCTCCAACAAGGCTTTTACATCTGCTTCTGTAGGACGAGGAAATTTCTCATCAATATTCTTAGCAGCATCTGCCATAGCACGCTCTTCAGCGGTCAGTGGGCGGGCTTTGCAACGCAAAACTTGCAATGTATACTCAACATTAAAAGGCAGAGGGCCTGTCTTTACACGCTTGAATACAACATCCCAACCAGTATCATAGTCAGTAGGGTCTCCTAAATCTTCAGCCGCTGTAACGATTTGCTCAAACAACTTCTTTTTCAAGTTAAGAGCAACAACTTTTTGCGACTTAGGGTCAATACAATTTACAGAATAGCTCCAAGAGCATTTTGCTTCTGGGAAATACTCAGTAACATGATCTTTTTCAATGTTATCGAACTTCTCCTTTTCACGACTAAACGCCAAACATTCAACTGGAATATCTTTGTTATTAGTGCCTTTCA